TGGTTGGCACACCTGATTTAAATATGGTAAAGAGAATGTATTTCGTCCAGCATGATTCACGTAAAAGCCTAAATCCAATCCTACAATATTGTCAAGTGTTCCCTCTTCTGTTTCACCTATAAACTCGATAACATCTTGATTTGCTCCTTTGCTATTCACAGCCCCCATCTCTAATGAAATAACATCTCCTATATCAACTGGAATCCCAGTTGTGCTGACATTATTCGTCCATTTGTTTTTATAGAGATCCTGATTTTCGGGAATCGGAGCAACATTCACTTTGCTTCTTATTCTATTACATTCAACAAGAACATTTTGTATATATTCTGTCATCTTTATAATAAGATTATATTTTATTATAAAGTATTAATCTTGAAAATATCTGCTTCCGGGTGGGGTAGAGGGTGGTAGCCTTTTCCACACTTTCGTATATCGTTATATGAAATTGTGGTTTTTGCTACCACCTTACGCCGAGACTTCAATCGTTCCGTTTTGGATTCGCATAGTGCGTTCAACACTCGCCCACACACGCATCGTTCTTGCCTGATTATCACCATTCACTCTATTATAGGTCTTGGTAATCTGAATTGGCTTAACGCCTATCTGTGTTCCAGCACCGAGCATATTCACACCAGTAGTCGAGAGGTCTAAACCTGTGTAATGCTGTGTAGAACGGGCATTTTCGATGTTGGCATGACCTTCCACCGCCACAGCCGCCGAAATAATCGACTGATTGACAGCATTAGTAGGGTCGCTCTTATCGGTGTCAGGATCAAAGGAATAGAGAGTAGAGGGGACACGGAGAGGTCTGCCCATGGCAAAACGCAACTGATTATATTTCTGTGGAGCATCAACGAGATTTCGGTCAAAGACACGGGAGTCATTAACACGAAAATTGAGTTCGTCGGGGACACGTCCTTCCGTAGAAACATATTGCCCGCACCAATCAACAGCGGGATTCTGATCGGTTGTGGTCTTCTGATCGGCTATGAGAAGTCCTCTAACCACACGACCAGCGACAGCGATTTCGTTCTCGACTCTCTGCTGGGTAATAGTGCCACCTGCGGGATTGGCTACTTCGGCGGCTTGGGTCTCTGTAAGAATTAAATCCTCATAGAGTTCGACCATTCCGTCCGAAGAAGCAATTTGGGCGGCCATCTGATTCATGGTATCATCTGAAAAGTAGAGGTGGTCGCTCATGAACTTAATGTTGGTAAGCGATGGCTTGGCGGAGGTGTCTCCTCCGTAGCCATCGGGGAAACAGCAGATTACGTTTTTAGTGCCGGTTGGCTGCTGATTGAATCTGATGCGAATATAAACCTGTTCCTTCATGGCGAAAAGAGGCAACTGGCGGAGAATCATAGCAGGGAAAAGCGAAGAGAGTGGGACACTATAAACAGGAGTGGTGGTAGGGTCGGCGGTTGGCTTCAAGAAGGCAGGGACAGAGGCAGTAGTAAGAGCGGCGTTATAAACTAAATCCTGATAAGAGATTTTACCAGCGGAAGTCTCCGCCCAGCGATCGGCACAAGCACCGCTCTTAATCATATCGACATAGGCACGATGTTCGGGTGAATCCAACTGGCGAACGGCGGTTTGGCGGTGAGCGTATCGCTGTGTGGTCATGATTACCTTTGTTCCGACCTGTAATTCGCAAGAGTCAATAAGAGAGTGTATTCCTGTGGCGACTGGAAGAAAAGCGGCGGCGTTGGCTTCAACGGCTAACTGGACAAAACTGCCTCCGTCTAAAATGCCATTCATAGGCAACTGGAAAACAACTTCGCTTGTAGTAGCCGTAATAGGATCAAGTTGTTCTGTCCTTATTTCTAATGTTTGAACCGATTTGCTTGGGGCAATTTTAAATGCTTCGGGGAGTTGAGTTGCTGAACTTTGGCTTTGATTCATTTATATTATTAACTAACATAAAAAAAAATAATATTTATTTTATTATTTTTTTAAACTGAAATAAAAAATGGCTTAATTGACAACCATAATTCCTTGTGGGGAATATTGGAGAGTATTACGGGCAAGAACATAAGTGTAGATCGCATTTGGCGAAGTATCGACAGGGTTGGCATTTACCGACGATTGAGTGTTGAGAGTGGATTGAATGCGAGTAGCGTAGTTCTGTCCTCTAAAAGAGATGCCTACACGAGAAACGTTATCACAGGCCACACCAATTCCGAAGTTGCGTTTGCCCTTATCAACGGCGGTGAGAAGTTGAGGATCACGAGAATAGACTGCTAATTGGTTGCCTCCGTAGCCGATGCCCTGATTGCTATTTGTCATGCTGAATAAATTGTAGAGAGGGCGGAAAGCGTTGAGGAAATTGACTAAAACTCCTGTCTCGGGGCGACTTTCGGTAGATGCTGTCTTACTATCCAATTCATAGTCAAGAGCAAGTTTGACTCCACCACGAGTGAAAGAAACCTTATCCAAGACACACTTCTCGCCATAAGCACCAGTATTAGAGTTCTTGTTAAGCAACATATCAGTAGCAAATGAATCGTTAGCATAGTTATTAGCATGAGGAACTGGTAAGAAGTTATGAATAACAGATAAAACGTTGGAATTAGCCAGGTTATATTGCTGTGTGCTATCAGATGAATTAATAACACTATAAAGCGAGTTAAAAGAGTTGTAAGAGAAAGCACCCGTTCCGGCTACACTTAAAGCCTGTTGCCCGGCGGCATCGGGGACAAGGAGATCGGCGGTGAGGGTAATATCGCTCATTTCGTAAGAAGCCCCTAAACCATCGGAGGCATTAGTCCCTGTAAGAGCCATCTGATCGGCAGCCAACTCAATCTGAATGTTGAGACCTCTGACCCCGTTTGTGCCTAATGGAATCGAAACTCCTGATTGGAGCATTCCTGCGTAGATAGGGATTGAGAATGAAACCTCATTATTGACTAAAAGCGATGATGGGGCATCGATTCCCATAGCCAAAGACGACATCGCATGCTCGTTCATGAAAGTCTCCTGCGAGTTGAGTGATGGCACAAGCGAAGCGACTAAACGTCCATATTGGCGGATCGACTCTAATGTCTGACCGGTCTGCTCCGATGAAAGCACGATATTCTGAATTACTCCTGAAACTCCGACTTTGTCGTTAAGTTGGACGTTCTTCAAGCCAGTTCCTTTGGCGTTTTGGTTATCGGGTGTATCTCCCGAAGCCTGTTTGACTTTGAGTTTGCCATTAAGACGGACACTACTGGCCTTTAATAGTTTGTTAGCCGATGCTATCTGAATTGTGATGATTGGATTACCTCCCTTAAAAGAGTAAGTGTTGTTGGAAGGTTGATTGTTAGGCGAGATTTGGACTTTTTCAACTGATGCGATATTCATTTATATTATTAACTAATATAAAAAAATTAAAAAGTTATTTTAATAAAATTATTTTAAACTAAAACTGAAACGCCGTCCTTGTTAATTATCAGTCTTCGCTTATGGAAAATATAGTTGTTGAAGATCTTATCCTGTCCGGCTGTGGATTCATAATCGACTCTTAAAGACAGCGAGTTATCCTTCAAGTTGAAAACCTGCCCATATCTCGTAAAAGCACGTCCAATCGCAAAGTGTTCATGGATCTTGTGGAGGTTGCGGACTGGTTCATTAATGTTAAGAATCGCCTTCTGTAATTCTGAAAGATGAAGAGCATCACTTCTAAATGTTCTGCCGAGACCTGTTCCTAACTGCTGTGAATAGCGAGAAAGTTCAACAACTCTGTTAGGGATAAGATGAGTGCCGAAGACAAACTGATAATTTCTTGCGTTATCAGGCTCACCGACAAGCGAGGAAAGGGCTACATCTCTGAAAGCATTAATGGCGAGTGGCTGTGAAAGACACGATAAAGCCCTGCTCTGCTGGGCTGGAATCAAAGCCGTAGTAAGGCCTGTTTTATTACTTTGATTATGGCGATAGAGCGTATAAGTGTCATAATCCATAGCCACGCCTTCGCCACTTGTAGCACGGCGGGTCATGCTATCAACGTAAGATTGTGGAGGCTCAACCTTCAAGCAGACCATTTCAAAGTCGCTAATAGTGTAAGATGGGGCAACGGCAGAACCGCTTCCAGTTCCAGCACCACCAGCACCATCGCCACGCACAAGCACCCCACTATGGGCTATGCTTCTCTGCGATGGCTTAACATAAACCTTTGGAGCATCAGCAGCGGCGTAAGCATGGACTAAACCACCCGCTTCGGGACGCTGTGGGACATAGGAGACACCGAGATCTGTGCCATCAATAAAGAATCCATCAACAACACCGAGCAATTCCTCCTGTCCGTCGTCAGCACCAGCCGTTTTCTGAATGAAAAGGAAATCACCAACGGCGAATGGGTTGTTCTTCTGATTGTCATCGGTCTCAACTTCGAGTTTTACTGAATAAGCACCCTGCTTGGAATCGGTGTCATTTCTCTTCTGATCACCAGCGGCGAAACCAGTTCCACCTGTTCCTGCGGTAAGTTGGGCTGCTGGAATGGCTATGCCGAACTCATCGACACGAGAAGATTCGCAAAGACCAGTAGTCTCTACATATTGTAAAGCACGGAGAGGATTCTCTGTGTCAATCTGAAAGCGGAGACCGCCTAAAAGACCAACTGGGACTATTTTACCACCCAAGAACTTTGTGCGAAGAGGCATTTGAAGTTTGACCTGTAATTGTTCGGCTGACCCGACAACGTTGTCTTCATCAGAGCCATTCATATCGGGTGGTGTAGCATAGTAAAGGTTCGAGGCATCTCCACTCTCATTCACATTCTCCACAACTCCCTCAAAGAGATTGTGCTTATTATAAACTGAACTCTGCTGGGTGAAGGGGTTAAGCATTCCTACACTACAATTGTAATCCTCCTCTGAAACTAACGTAGCCGAGTTAGCACCATCACGAATCAAAAGATTACGGAAAAGGGCATGACCACCAGCATTCTTATCGGGGATAATTCTTCCTACACCTGTCATCTTCAAGTTAAATCTGACATAAGTTTCACGGGGATCAACAAATCCTAAAAAGGAAGGAACTAAAAGGCGGATCTGATCTTCGGGGAGAACATCAGAGACCACGTCGGGACGTATGGCCTGTGAGATCGAGGGAACGTAAGCACCGGTCGCATTCGATTTAAACATCTTTTATATTCTTAATAAAGAAAATTATTTTTAAAATTAAACATTATTCTTAAAAATAACTATTATGTAGATTATTAGGCAGTTCCCTCTTGGATCGCATTCCGAGCATTCTCGTAGAACTTTCCCATAAGTTCTTGAAAAATATCTTCGTCTTCCTCTTCTTCCCCGAAATAAAGGTTTTGAATCCATTCCGAGTATTTGCTCTCACGCCAAAGTTCATGAGAGTCAATCTCATTCGGCTCGAATGATTCTCCCTTTTCAGTCCAGCAGATCTCCCACCGATCACTCAACTCCTCGTCTTCCATCTTTTCCAGCCGTTCCTTGATTGCTTGAAAGAAAGTCATCGGCTCTGATTCCTCCCAGTCGTCCATATCAATAATGTAAAAGTCGTTGTTCATGATGAAATCGAAGAGTTGGCACATGTCGCTTGATGGGTAGTGAAGTGCTACTACTCTCTACACAAAAAAGTATTTCAATTTTTTACATTCTCCACCCATTTCTCGGCTTCTCTATTAAAAGACCGCATCAGAAGAAGTGTTATCACTTGAACTATCGAATGATGGAAGTGCCTGTGCGTATTTGGCTTGGACTGATTGTGGAATGCCTGAACCCATGACAGGAGCAACCGCAGCCTTTTTTGCTGGTGGGTGAAATAAATGATAGATTCCTTCTCCAATAGCCACCAATCCGCCAACAAAAGCAGCAGCCTCGCCCACAACGGGGATCGCAGCGGTCGCCGCTTCTGTGGTTGCTAAATCAGCGAAAAACCCTCCCGCTTCGGGAAGTGCGTCGGGGAGGTCTGTATCGAGTGGGTTAAGATCCTCGTCAGCACCCGAACCACCGCCGCCACCCGAAGCAGGGGCTTTTGGCTGTCCTGTAATATCCTCTGTTCCCGCATTTTGGTCTAATGTTCTTGATTGAGAACCTTCGGGTCTATAACCTGAACTGGATTGCTCGGCTGGGGCAGAGTTTCCGCCTTCGGTGGCCTGTCCCGATGCTGGTTGTCCTATATTTCCTCCTCTTTCAGTCGCCGCCTGTGCGTCAATCTTCGCCATTACGTCTTTCGCTGTTCCTGGCTTTGGTATATTGCTTAAATCACCAAAAGCACTCTGTTCGGTCGCTTCGCCAGCAAATCCACCCGTTCCCTTATTAAATGCGTCAAATGAAAAATCATATTCGGGGTCAAAGACCCGACCCCCGCTGTCTTCTACCCCTTGTGCTGTGGCTCTTGCTTGGGATATGTCAGCGTCGCTTGTTCCTACTTGCGTGTCGGCTGGGGCTTGTGCCGCTGACCCGGAAGCACTTGGAGCGGAGGTGTCATCATCACCAAATCCTAATTCTTTGAGTCGGCTATTCATGCGTTCTTGCGTTGATGCTCTTACTGCTTTCATATCTTTCATAGGGTCTTGTAAGAATGCTTTGTCTTCTTCCGAAAGAGGTGCTGGATTTTCACCATCTAACTTTGCCCCTGTTGGGTCGCCTTCCGAACCCCCTTCTGTTCCATCATCTTCTTCGTCTTCGTCTTCGGCATCTTTACCTTTGTATTTCTTATAGATTTCATAAACATTTTTAACCCCATTATAAACTCCCTTGACCCCCATTTGGGCGGCTACTTCATCTTGACCTCCGTCCTGAACGGCTTTCCACTTATCCTGATATTCCGATAATTGGGTATTATATTTATTTGTCGCTGACTCTATAAGAGATGATGCTTTATCAACTTCTCCCTGTTTGTATTCACGTAATCGTTCGTTAAGATTTGCTACGTTTGAAGCATAAGTCTCGTCCATTATTTATAAAGTAATGGAAGAAATTAAAAAAAGAAATATTTTATATTAGTATTCGTCAAAATAACTACTATATGGGTCGGAGGGTGGGGGAGCAACTTGTCGCTGTGGTTGGCTTACATTATCTACCTTTGAATTAGTATGAGATATTTTTTCTAAATATTCGGCTTCAATTTTCGCTCTCAATCTGTCTTCAATCGCTTTCTCTTTTGCCTCTGCCTTTCTTCTTTTGTCTTCTTCTGCGTTTTTAATTTTAGTCATCATATCATTAAACTTGTCATAATTTTTCAACCACTTCTCAAACTCCTTCTCGTCCATCTCTTCCGGTTCAGGGGCTTTTTCCACCTTCTCAACAATTTTAGTTTGCGTTTTATTGAGTTTGGCCGCTTTCATGGCAGTCGCCTTTTCCCTCGCCCTTGCGAGATGCTCCTTCTGCTTTTCACTAATCGGCTTCTTGCTTCGAGTGGGCTTAATCGGCTTCACGAATGGGTCTGACGTTAAATCTTCGGGAGGCGGAGCGGCGGCGGCTTCCTGCTTTTTCAATTCACTCGCATCTATTATCTTTAAGTCGTCTAAAATCTCTTCTTGGCTCTTCGCTTTCTGTCTCATCACAGGCAAATCTTCGTTATCCATTTTATAAAATTAGTCAAGATAATAATTTCATAAAAGTAATTTTAAACATTTATTCTCTAAATCTCTATTTTTTCTCTATTTTCTATTTCATCTTTTTCTACATTTTATCGGTAAAAAGCCTTAACAACCACAATCATCGTCAGAGTTTCCGTCAGGTAATTCTTCACCTTCAAACCCATTAGCGTTAGCCAAAACGAGAGGTGCTTCATAAAGTTTTTCGGAAAAGTTCTTAAATGCGGTGGCTGGGCGATCATATAATTTCAGATATAAAAATGAATATGGAGTTTGTCCTGTGGCTTGGTAAAGAAGGTCTTTGAACTTTTTCTCATCTCCATATCTCGCTCCTAATTCTTCGGCCATCTTCACGACTTCTCGGTTATTGGCGTTTTGTGAGATAATGGCGTAGTTAATAGACTGCCTTACAATATTCGGCACGGCTTTATATAACTGGGTTGAGTAGTAAAGTAATTTGATATTATGATGACGATATGATGAAGCCAATCGGAAAGCAAGAGAGTTTTTACGTAGGTTTTGGAATGCGATAAAATCATCAAATATAATTGCGATATTGGGGCGACTTTCTTTTGGAATGGAATCCTGAAAATTAATAATCTGTTGTAAGACTTTCTCATCATATTCAGAATATATGGTCTCCTTAAACTCTTCACATAAGAAGCGACAGGTATCATCTCCGTTGGTCATGGTTGATGAAAATATATAAACAGCATCGAAACAGCCCTGATAAAATGCGGGGTTTTGAAGAAGATTACAGATGCGAGTTGATTTTCCCTGCTTTGGTGAGGCAATATCCAAGACACAAGCACCAGTATTTACGTCAGGCAGATTAGGGTGATGTTGGATTGCTTTTCGGTTGAGTGGCGGTTTTACTGGAAGAATAGTAAGGTCGTCAAAGTTATTCATATAATATTAAATAAGATTATAATTCCGTCATTCTTTCTATTTGCGGGACACCAGCCGACCCGCTTAAATCTTCTTCCCCGTCCAAAGCACATGAGGAACGACAACAGCAAGTTATTTTACATTTGAGTTTTGACAAGAAAGATAAGATTCGATCTACAAGTTTGATTGTTTGTTCTGCTTCCATTTATTATATGTAGAGAGAAAAAGTAATTTATATTCAAGTGTTCGTCATTATAGCCACAGATTAATATTAGGTTCATTAAAGAAGTATTTTGGCCTGGTAGCATTTTCCACACTTTCGTATATCGTTATATGAGATTGTGGAAATTGCTACCACTCCATTTTGAAACTAAAATGTAGAAAATTGAAATGATTTAATAGGAAAGATTCTAATCACAATCACGATGGATTTGCCACCACCACCAAAAGAAATGATCGAGGAAGCCGAAAAAGAGGAAGTAATTTATATGCGAGAAATGTTGGAGAAAGTGCTTACTATCAAGGAAGCGAAATGTATTAAACTTGCGATATGGGAAAAACTCAATCGCCATCCCATCGTTCAAGGCATCTACGACCTATGCGAGGCTGAAATTACAGAAGCAAAACGCTTTCAAGACGGCGACCCTATATGGAAATTACACATGAAAACTTATTATAGAAAAGATAATCCAAGATTTTTGTTAGATAGGTTTTCATGCGAAAAAGTTCGGAAAAATAGAAAATGGAGGAACTCTCGACACCCTCTTTCCATATTCAAAGATGAAAATTGTAAGTATTTGCGAGGCAAGAAAAAGGGATATTATAATGAAACTTGGTGGGAACTCGCTGGTAAAATAGATGAGTTTTGGTGGGATGCTATCAAAGATGGGGTCAAGGGTAAAACAATAAAAATGTGCCACGGAAAAAAGAGGTTCGAAGGTTATAGGGCTTTCACGATAGATGAACTTTATCGGTTTGGGTATTGGAACTTCATGCTCCTTAATCACAAGTCAAATCGCAACAAAGCAAAATGGGAATGGGGCTATCAAATGCCCTAAAAAATATAAATTATAAATCATTAAAAAACTTTTTTTAATCATTTATATATAAATGCTTAACACTCAATTTTTCGAAGAAAATGCTGTTCCGTTTTTATGTGGGCTGGGATCTTCTGTGGTCTTTTTTGCTCTTTTCAAACTTTCTAAATATTGCTGTTGTTAGTTCTTATCGCCGGAAAAAGCGGCCTTGCCCTTGCGTTTGCCTGTCTTCAACTTATCTCCTTTCTTGGTAGTAAAATCTTTTGTGTCCATCTCGCCACGTTTCTTTTCGGCTTTGACACGGGAGACATTCACAGCACCTTTCGTTCCTTTCTTCTTACGATATTCGGGGGCGGCCTGTTTAAGTGCCTGTCCGTAAGTTATCCCTTTGGCTTTGGCGTATTTCTTTACAAAGTCAGTCCATTCACTCATATTTATAATTTAGTGTTAGATAATTTTTCAGCCTTTTTTCTATAATAGTATTTTTTTTGATTTTCTCTGTGTTTTCGTAAATATCGCTCACGATCATAGAAAACGCTATTGCTGTTAAGGCATTCGTTATTTAAAATTAAATCATGCTCTACGGATAAGTAGTCATCGCCTTCATAGAGCATCACGAGGTTCAAATCAGTAATCCCTAACTCTCGGGCTTTTTTATATAGAGGAGCGTTGCTTTCACACGATCTCAATCTGACGTTGTGTCGGCATTCTCTACCGGCGAGGTCTGTTCCTGTGCTTCCGTAATAAACATCATCTCCTAAATATATCGCATAGACAAACATTATATAACTATAATAGATATTTTATTTCTCCAATTATAACTTATTGCGGGACACCCGCAGACCCGTCTTTTGATTAAACTTTTTTTAAAAGTTTTAGATTGAATCTTTTGAGGTAGTCCTGAAATGAACTGGCTAACGTTTTTTTATTCCATAGTATATATTTACTCAACGATCCGTTGCTAACAAAATCACTCCAATTTTCCCTCGCTTTGTGGCGACTATCATAGCGATCTCTTCGCTCTGTGTCTCCATGCTTGGTAAAATCACTTGCTCCTGCTTGACCGAACTGCGAGGTCTTGACTCTCTTTTTATCTTTATTGTAGAACTCCATCTTATATTTTTTGCCTTTGGCTGTGGCTGGGCTTAACTTTGCGAACATAATTTTTTTATCCATATTTATTATATCACTATATAATAAAATGGTAATGACTAATCGAGAAAAGTATAATAAGCAGTATGGATTTAAAAGAACTGATAGCCATTCTCTCTCTGATATAGCAAAGAAAACAGGGATCTCTAAATCTATATTACAACAAGTTTATAATAGAGGAGTAGGAGCAAGGAAGACCAATCCGGAATCGGTTCGAAGAGAGAAAGATGGAAAGAAAGTAGGGGGAAAAAGTTTAGCAGGTAAAATGTCAGCCGAGCGTTGGGCTTTTGGCAGGGTTTATGGGTTCGTAATGAAAAACCCCAAACAGATTGGCGAGGGCAAACCTGATAATGATCTCTATCAAAAGATTCAATCATCTTCAAAGAAAAAATAGTCAATATATTCAGAGGCAACCTGTCTTGACTGAATTACCATATCGTAATCATGATTTTCATCAGCCGTCCTAATTAATCCATAAAGAACCATGATTGCTTTTTTAAGATCTTTGATTGTGTCATTTTTTTTATCCAAAGTTTCTTTATATTGTCCTGCCATTTCGAGGTAAGCCTGTTCTGTCTTGTTTTCTTCTTCAACTCTCTTGGCAATATCGTTCAGACTAATTTCATTTAAACTCATTAATATAGTATATATTACTATATTAATTATGGATCTTCTTCCCAAAGAATATTATGAAATGAGAGCAAAAAACAATCAACGATTTTATGAAAGATTACTTGAATTGGCTCTCTACGAGAGGAATCAAGAAATCGGTGGGAAATGTAAAAAATTGAAATGATTTTCTACATTATAGGTATTATAATTCCCCCAACCAACATGCCTGTCAAGACCTCCAATTTCTACACCAACAACAGCGATCAAGACGCATGGACTTCGAGAAATCAGAAACAATCGAGCAGATTAGGTGCGGTGATAGTGGTGATCGAATCTACAACTTGCCGCTGTGGCTTCCGAATTATGGAAACCAATAAGAGATTATATAAAATGAAAATGCGTCTCCATAAGAAGACCTGCTCACTTGCGTCCCATGAGAGTAAGAGCAAATGAGATGCGTTTAGCCATCAGCGGTGTCTTCTTAAAATCCTTGCCTAAAAACTTAAACATTTCGCCTGTTTTAACTTTGTCTAATCGTTTGAGATCTGTTTTCTTGAACTTGTAATCCTTTGGAACTTTTAATTGATTTCTCAATCCCCCTTCTTTGAACTTTACTTCTTCTCCATCTAAAACTACTTTACCAGTTTTTTTAACTGGCTTACTATCTTTGGTGTGTTTTGTTCCAGTCATTAATGTTCCGTCAGGCATTCGGTGCGTCCCTTTCGGGGCTTTTTTTGAACTACTTCCTCCGTAATCTGTTGGCATAGTATATATATGATTGCGATAATAATTTTAATGATTGTTTTATTCATTTGGGATTTATGGGAAGATCCATCACCCCCATTCATTCCATATCCAATAACTACTTTTTAGCATATAATTCTTGTGTCGAAACAGAATGTCCCATCTTTTTTGCGACTTCCTGCTTCTCATTCAATTCAGGTGCGAACTTCTCTGAAATAAAAATATGTCGCAACATATTCACACCGATTTTTTTACCAGTAGGTTCGAACACTTTTGAAATATATTTACCTAATCCGTTTGCTGTCTGTGGCTCACCTCTGCTATTCAATAAAAGATGGTCTGTTGGATTAATCCTCAACCAAATATTAAGGACACTATTCAACTTCTTTCCAACGGGAATCTGATTTTCACCATATTTCTTTGCTGTTTTATATTCGCCAAAGTGGAAGTATTTTTTATTGCGAGATCTTAACACTAAATAGTTTGATTCGGCTTTTTCGTCTTTTGAGAGTTTCTTGAAATCTTCTTCTTTTATAATTTTCATCGGTGAGTAGTCAAGGCGGGTCGGTGGATTCTCATCATCTAAAAAGAGATTGGCTACGACCCATTTCTGAACTAAATCAAATTGCTTCTTGTTGAGTTCCGGTTTGGTGAGCAATTCCCTTTCCATAATATCGGCTTTATATTTATTCATAACCTTTCGCAGTTCTTTCATAGAGACCCAGTTCTTTTCTTGGGCTTCTGTTTTCTGTTGCTTCTCGGCCTCGTCTTTACTTTGCTTATTCAACTCATCTAAATATCCTCTGTAAAAAGTGAGTTCTTCATCGTAATCGTTTTCGTCGTTCATAGCATCGAGAGCAACAATCACAGCGGATAAATAATTCTTTTGAGTCGAGAGTTTGAGTTCCTGTAATTTCTCGGCTACTTTGTCCTCGTCCTTTAAAAAATTAAGATCCTCTAATGCTCCTTTTCCAACGATAAAATCATGTATTTTTTGGAGTGAAATCATGTAAGCCCGAAGTGAGTTCGGCTTAATATTTCGCTTTGAGTCAATCGCTTCTTTTATAATATCCATAATTAATTTATATTATAAATGTAGATTTTATTTCTAAACTTTTATTCTAACCAAATAATATCTCTTGGTAAGTTCATTTTCCAGCAATAATAGAAGCAGTCGAAATTACATTTTTTCTCTTGATTTGGGTCAATCTTACCATCTACCATTTTGATAAACTGAATGCGTTTTCTTGGAATAATAATTTGGATAGGACTCTCTTGTTTGGCAAATAGTCTTCTAAAATATTGAGTATTTATTTTACTACTTGGCATAATCATAATAAATGGTTTTTCAAGTTCAACGAGCCTGGCTAAAACCTCGGGGCATTTGGTAAATGGAGGATTGCTTACTACGAGTTCTCCAAGATTATTTTCGAAGAAATCGACCTCCTGGTGAATAGTATTAAATCCTAATTCTGTTAAATGATTACCGCTACTGCCGTCGCCGTAAAATGCTTCCCATATCTCCTTATCACTTGGTATAAAATCTTTAATATTCTCCCAAGCACTTTTGGGGGTCATATAATCGTCGTGCTTCGAAAAGGTTTTGGTTTGGAATCCAGCCATGATGTATATATATATATATAATGTATAAAATCATTTCAATTTTACGAGCCGATTAATTGCTGGGGAGTAATCAGAGAAGTAAGTCCTGTGTTAATCGTATTAGCCATCATTTCAGCCATTTCCCTAAATCTTTCTGCTTTCTTATCCTCTTCTAATTTCATCGGGTCTTGGCGAATCTTGAAAATGGCCTGTGTTTCTCTCACGAGATTATCGGCAAGAGACCCATCAGCATTACGAACTATGGTTGTTAAAAGATTCAGATTGAGATCCTGTCCGTTATTTATATCAATCCAGTTTTCGAATGGGGCAACATAGACAAGCGATCCCTCTGTGTCGCCAGTTGAGAACTCTTCACGAGGAATGATGGCTATTGATTTGGCTTCTGCCGAGTTTTCACCTTCATAGGATTTCACGAGAGGCATTTCAGGAATAGCAATATGGAGGGTGTTATTGTTGGCAGTTTGGTCGGGTGCTTGGTCGCTATCAATTGACCCGCCTGATCCTGCCCCTGCGTTGTTGAAATCTTTTTCATTCTGCGAAAAACCTAAAAGACTGGCTACATTCGCAGCCGAACCTGCTCCACGTAAGAACATTTTGACATTTGAATTGAGATCGGTAAGTAATCCTGCTGTTCCTGCCTCTACTTCACCGCCTTCGTCTGATGAGATTCCTGCGACAGGTTCGATAGTGTTGAATATTCCCTGTGTGAAAATAGGCATCGCATCTGTCTCTTCCACAACTGGCGAAGCCCCATCAAAGTTAATGGTCTGAACAACGCCACCGCCGACGCCATCTCTTACTATGATTTGTCCATTTGGATTGGTTATTCCTGCGGTTGGGTCTAACACGGCTGTAAATGTTGGTGGGTCAGTCAAAGGGGTATTACTACTCATGATTACAAAATTAAGAGGATCGATTTCTTTCCAATATGTTCCATTTAGGACATTTCCTACATCAGTATTGATTCGCCAATCAAAGCCATTTGTGTTTGCCCCAAGACTGGTAAATGTTGAAACTACACTACCAGCCGTGTTCGTCCATGTATCCCCATCAAGAGTGTATCCAGTAGAGACAACGTTGCCCTCTTTTTGGAAACAACAAGTAGGTAAAAATGGTGCTTTTGAAAGTTGTGGGAAATGTTGATTGATTTTAGATCCACTATCATTCAACAATCCGTCGTTCGAGTCATAGACTAAACTCTCATAGCCCAAAGTGGTTTTTACAAATGGAGTGCCTGAAATTGGCGAGTTGCCCATAGTAGCCGGGTCAAGTGGGGAATAGGTGGTCTCCCCCGCTTCTTTCTTTAAGAATTGAATGAGGACTCTACGACTTGTTTGAGAAGAGGCATATATAGTAAGAATGACTTGTAATTTTGTGTGGGGTGAGAAAGTTCCTCCTGGTTTGAAAATCTTATCGAAGAGGCCTGATAAATCTCTGCGAACTTCTGAAATGAACCAGTTTGGATTACCTACAATAGATCCCTGTCTCTGTTTTCCATAATTCACTTTGATTGCCTTCTTATCGAAACTAATTGACATGTCTTGAAGTTTGGGATTGAATTGAAGATTTGGGTTGGGGTTATTAGGACTGGATATTTTCTCTCTTACAATTCCAAATGTAAGTGGTTGGAACTCTTCCGAAGTTTTATCAGGTTGAATCATCTCCCATGTTTGAGATCCTAAATAGACAAGTGTAGAGCGTTTTGAGATAACGTTAGCAAAATGATCGGCATTCGTTCCATTATAGTCAATCTTGGCTGTGGCGTTGTCTGCTCCCTCACCTCCAATTGTCAATTGTCCGCTATCGAATGAGTTATATAATCCGGAATTAACATCGGGAGTGGGGACACTACTATATTGAATCTGAAACAAATCAAAGTCGGTCGTCGATGCGGCTGGTGTGAAATTAACCAGCCACTCGTAGTTTTGTTGCTGATTTACTGAATTGAGAGCAGTAGTAATAGCAACGGCGAGATCTGCTCCCTCGTAAGTCCCTACTGGAATCTCGGCGAATCTTGACACGTCTTGATTCTGACCACCTGTTCCGATTCGGAAGCCGATAACGTTATTCTGTGTAGAAACCTCATATAAAGCCCCTCTATAATGAATAAACTTTTGGAGACAGATTTGCGAGTTAGGGCTAATTACTATTGGTTGCGGATAGTGATTTTCAAAGAGGAAGGCCTCTTGGTTGGTTGTTGAAGAAGTAGAGATCAGCGACATTTATAATATAATTAAACATAAAAAAAATATATATTTAATTATATTATAGATGAATAAGGATTTAATTAACACCGCAAACGAATTGGAGATGCTACAAATAACAAAGGGTAAAGGAGCAGATGCCCTAAATAAAAAACTCATCGCAAAGATGGAAAATGAGAAGAAACCAATTAATCCCAAGAATATATTTGAGGGCATTAATAAAAGTAAAATAAAAGATTCAAAGTTTAGACAGAATAAAAAGTTCAATATTGATCCATTTACGAATTACTAAATCTGCTTCCGGGTGGGGTAGAGGGTGGTAGCAAAAGCCACATTTTGGTATATCGTTATATGAAATTGTGGAAATTGCTACCACCCTACTTCCAAGTCGGCTAATTCACAAAGTTCTTCTTCTTCTTCATTTGACCCGTTGCCTGAATCGTTAAACCAATCTTTCGGTGAAATATCGAGAGGTTCTTCGAAATTACTATGTGCGATTGACATCACATCTAATTCGACTATCTCTTTGATTACGCATTTGCCTTTGTCATCTCGCTTCGGTTCTCCTACTTCATCGAGTTCGTATATATGGTGTTTGAGTGGTGAGAACTTAAACACGCCGAAGAACTTTTGCTTCTTCTTTCCATCGACCATCACCCGCTTCTTCTTTCTATTCACTTGCCCACAGGCCAAGCCGAGTAAATCGTAAGCCAAGTGCTTAATCATAATATAGATTTTGTCTGTATCCATTTCGGCGTTTGTGTCTTCGGCTGCCGACCATTCTCTAATCGAGCCATGTTTGAGAAGTTGGTTAAATGCTTTGATGCCTCCATTCATTCGGAGCGATTCATATTCTTTGAGAAGCGGTTCGAGGTCTTCTTTCATAAACTCTTTTTTGTAATTCAGTTTGTTATCTTCAATAAATCCCAGTTTGTTAAACATATTGTAGAGATGTTGGTATCTTTCATCGTGAAAATTATTCAATTCAAGGATTTTCATGCTGTCCTGTTTTTTGTAAATCTCGTCGATTGAGTTTTGGTGAATAACCTTGTGAAACTTAATAGTGGAATAATAATGAGACCTTTCTTCTGACCCCATCTTGATATAATAGTCCCAGTAGAGAGGCATCTTGTCGTGGTGTTCTACCGATTCATAGAAATTGTAATATATTCCAGCCCAGTATTCTTCAAGAGTCAGTCGATCACCTTTTTCTCTTTTCTGTGTGATGTCGGCAAGTGGAATCTTTTTGGCGAGTTCTTTGGCTTCTTCAAAAGTGAATGCGTCTTTCAATTCAAACTCGGGCATCTCGTAGTTCTTTGGTGCTGTGGATAATCCTTTTATCTCGATATTTTCGAGAGCAAAATATTTCGAACAGACAATCTCGATATAAATCCCTGAAATATTCGCTTCGAGAATATTGTAAATCCTTGCTTCGCTGACCCAATCTTTTAATGTCCTGTAATCACCTTTTAGGTTTTTTGCTTGTAATGAAATATAGTGTTCGTCATCAGAGAAGATCTTTGTTTTATAATTGTAAATCAGTTCTTTTACTTTGTCGAAATAAACGGGACTCATATCTTTATTGTAGTTGCCCTGTGTGTTGAGACAAAAGAAGAGTTCATCATTCTTAAAATGCCTTACTCTTTTAAGTGCCTGAACGGCATCACGGAAACAAGCCGAGAAAATGTTCGGCATATAAACAAACAATCTGTCGAAATGCTCATCGGGGTTATCGTATGAGATTCCGCAAGTAATCGTAGGCGAGTAAAGAAGTAATTTACACTTGCTCCATTCTTCATTTACATTAGTAGCAAGGTCGAGAGGATTACTTGAATGATAGAGTTTGACATCATCTTTTTCTCGGTAGATTCCGTCATCATCGAGTTCGCCCTTCACCAGCCCTGCCTTGATAGCCATATCTACCAAGTGAATCGCATATTTCTTTGAGCCACTCACTACGCAACAGCGTTCTCCGGCTTCAAGACACTTTTTAAGTTCAAGCCACATCGCCGCTTTATCTTTACACCTTTTAGCCGTTCGCTTTGGTGGCTTCCATTCATTAATCGTAAGTGCGGATTGACAGCGAGGCCTGATTGTATCTACGGCATTCATAGATCGCTTGGATAAGAATGCGTCCATAACCAAGACCTTTCTCGCAGTTCTCACGGCTTTCTCAAACACAAGCAGGTTGTTAAGTCCCTCGCCTTTGACTTGGAGAGTGTGTGAGCCGATAATATTAAAGATGCTCTCGCTTTCATCAATAATAAGTAGGTCGATGTCATCGGGATTTATCTGATGGAAACTTTCGAGTGAAATAATAATCTTGGGACAATTATATCTTTCCGATATAGTCAAGTCAATATAGTTCTTGAATCCGTCTTTTTCGAACTCTTTACCCATCGCAGTTGCGAATGCTCTCTTGCTGGATAAATAAACAATTCTGTTATAATCTTTTTGAATCTGATGAATGTTGAAACTCTTTCCTGTTCCCATAGGTGATTTGATGTATGAGACTTCATTATCTACATGTTCGGCTTTGTAGTTGAACTTGTGAGTCTCTTTGTTGTATAAATCTTCTCCTGTTTTTACGGCTCTATCGTATTGTTTTAGATTGAAATCATTTTCATTTAGATAGCGTTTATTTACTACTCTTGTGTAAGTGTGCTTTTTCAATTCGAATAACATTCCTGTCGGGTGCTGTGCGATTAGATTTGGATTACATAATTTAGCAAGGTTAAGTAGAGTTGAATAGCCGTATCCCTCCGTAGTAAATCGTCCCCACATTCCCGACATTTCTGTAATGTTAAGATTCCAGCCACCCTTTCGAGTCCATTCCACCCATAGTTGAAATCCATTACCGCCCGATGCTCTTTTGATAGCCATGCCGACAGCACAGAACGTATCCCAATTCACCGCCTTACTATTGTGAATCGAGGCAACTACATATTCAAGAGAACCGCTATCGGGTTCGCCATCAGGAATCGGGCATTCGTCAGGCAGATCTTTTTTGAATGCTTCGAGGAAGTCGGCAACATTAGAAGGGATATTCTTGCCGATAACTTTCCCTGCTTTGTTCTTGACCTGATAACTCTTCTTTTCTGTTTTGAGAGTAAGTTTGGAGACATCAACTAAATTACTTTTGACAGGATTAGAAATGAGAATCTTTTCAAGGTCATCGGGCGTTTTCGCAGGAGGCTTCTGAATGCGAGAGGATTTCGGCTTGGATTGATATGGCAGTTTGAATAATCGGTTCTTGGTATAAACACCGAAATCAATAGCATAATTTCTTTGTTGGTCTGTCTCAAAGATGAGATCATGTAAATCTTCATTTTCATCGATGGTCTGTCGCATATATTTTGCGAACTTGTTAATATCAGAATAACTCTTGAAATAATTTCCATCATTCATAATCAAGTGTGAGGAGAACTTTTTGATGTCTTTAAATCCTCCTGCTTCGCCAACGCCGATATTCTTTGAGAAGAAATCCCGCTTTCTTTTATAGCCAGTCTCAATTCCACATTCAGCAAAACAATCACGAACCAGTTTGAAAATCAGTCCGAGTTTGTGTGTGGCCTGTTCGTCGTTCTCGTAGGGAAACTCAATATCCATATAAAACTTTCTTTCATCTTTAAGAATCTCATAGAGGTAATGATTCTGCTTGTAAATCTTTTCGAGGTCTTCGAATGGCATAGATCCGTAAGATTTGCCTCTACCTTCATCTCTGACAAGTAGCACGTCCTCATCTGTCGCTGTGTCGAATGCTTTTTGCTGTGGCATAATATATTTATGTCCTTGCTTTTCCCAATTTGCTCTACTGCTAATGGTGTGATAGAAATCGAATCCCTGAAACTTCGATGTTCTTATGTTAGACATTAACATAGGTTTTGATTTTATTTTTGGCGATTTAGTTTGGTTCATTATATATCTATAATGTAGATTATTATTTAAATCAATTTTCCGCACTATTGTTTTTAAATGGTGATTTGAAGAACCCGTTTTTGAAGATTCAACTTTTTCTGCCTGGTAGCAATTTCCACATTTTCGTATATCGTTATATGAAAGTGTGGTTTGTGCTACCAGCAAATATATATCCCTAAATGAAGTTATTTATATTTTACGTAAAATTGATTTAAAAAATATATAGACATTAAATATAGATAATGCCTCAAACCAACGGACGCTCCGCTAACAAATCATATTTCCATTATAGAGTTGTCAAATATAATGGAGACGAGAAAGAACTTGAAAAATATTATATGACTATGAATGATATTAAGAATGACTTCGGCATTAGCCGACATTCTGTTTCTAATATGTTGAAGAATCCTGAAATGGCTTCTCGCAAATATAAAGGACTTAAAGTATTTAGGGACTATCGCCCTGCGATGAAAGTTGTTCCAATCCAGCAAGAAAGTATTTAAGTATTTGAATTGTCTCTTGACCCGTTATTTCTAAATTACAGGCCAAGTTTTTAATGGCTGATAAATTATCGATTTTTTCTTCTTTGTGGTTTATTGTCGGCATCGTCGGAGTTTTTAGGAACTCAAACTCATATAAGTAATTCAATAAGGGTTCTGAATTAACATTTGGAAGATCCAGTTGTAGAACCCACTCTGCTCTCATAGACCCCCACTTATCGGTTGGCTGAATATGAATCTGCCAGTCCTTATGCTTACAGACAAACAATTCAAAATGTTCGATTGACATTTGCCCTTCGCATAAGTTCTTATAGAGTTCAATAAAAGCAATCCTCCCTCTCTTTTTAGTTTCAGTCAGTCTTGGATAATAACAAGACGGCTTCGATATAATTCCATTCTCCTCAATCATGTTGCTCACCTGTTTCAGAATATCCATTTCATTATCCCACCGCTCACATTTCTCGATCATGCTAAAATAGTTCTTCATTATATATATATATAGGATATTGTTTTTTTAAGTTTTCCTCTTTAAGTATTTAAAAAACTGGCTTTTATGCTACTTTTATATAGGAATATATAAATAGCACTTAAAAGTAGAATAAAATTATAATTTTATTCTACTTTTATATAGGAATAATAAAAGGGAATATAAAAGTGGCATAAATGTAAGGGACTTAAAGAACTTCCGCCATTATATAGGTATTTTGCTTATTCAAAATGAATGACAACGGGCTTGTGTTCCACGCTAAAACTTGTTTTATCTTTTGTTGAGATCGGTGGCAGATGTTCTGTGCGTTTATATCTACGTTCCCTGTAATAAGTCTTTTGATATTCTTTTATCTCTCTACGATTGCGAATATAATAAAGTTTCCTATATATTCTTTTATAGTCTTGTGAAGACCTATCTTCGATTTTGAGCAGCAGTTTTTCGTAGCACTTCTCTTCTTCTCGTATTATCTTTTCCTCGTTCATCTTCCTTTATATTAGACACAGATTTTATTTGCGACGGATCTACTGCTACTGGCAGTTGCCGAGTCTTCTGAATCTTATAGATGACAGCCGAGTTAGGATCTAACACGGGTCGTCGTCCATCGGGCAATCTTATATCAGTTGTAATATCGGTAATCACAAACGGCTTGGTGGCTGTGTAATTAAATGTGGATTCAAGAGCGTAGAAATAATCCCCATTATTATAGTTGCGAGTCATGAAAGCCAAACAAGGAATCTTACTCTGACTATCTGCCCCACCATAATAAGTTGTGTCAGCCCCCGCTGTGGCGATGTCTGAATAAATATTCAAGTAAGGATAATTCAACTTGTCGGGAATCCTAAAAGCCGTAATGGTTGCGGGTTCAACGTCAGGTCTCGCAGATCTAAAAAAGTTAATTCCTAAATCATAGTTAGGCATATCAATTGAATTAACTGATGCGGCCTGAATCTCGGCTGATGAAATATATTGACCCGTTGTCATCGGCAACGAGTTTTGATATGCTTCTGCGTAAGTTCCTGCTGTGCCTCTGAACTCTAAATTGTTCGTAAAGAAAGATTGAGAAGAACCAATTCGAGGAAGTAATTGCGACTTTTCAAATCCCATTTTATCGACCAAAGAGTCTTTGTAATAATAACCTATTCCATCTGTGCCGAAAGTGTCAGATGCTTTTAATCCTACACCCGAATCAGGGTCGTTTGGATCATCGCCCGGAAAATAAACAAGTATTTCCAATATGCTAACTCCTGATTGCGATGCCACGATAGATGAGGCCAGTTGTCTCATATCCAAACACGGGAAATATTTATTAGGGTTAAGAGGAGGTTGTGAGGGATTATTTACTCCACTCGGATTCATATAGGGCTGGATATTTCCAATTGCTCCTACATTATAACACAATTGCTCGGGATCGTCTGCCGCTTCCAATTCAAGAGGAGGCTGTTGAAGATTACCATTTCCAATTGTCATGCCTGAATTAAGTCCTTGAATCTCAAAACGTCCTGCTTCCGGGTCATATTTAACTGCTGGATTAACTGCTCCTATCATTCCTACTCCTGCGTAAGATGACTCGTCTTTGGGATCTAATTCAATTGTTCGCTGTAAATTAGAAAACTGAACTGCTTTATTTCGGGTAAAGGAATTATCAAATCCAATCTGAAAACCATATTGACAATTCCATTTTGAGAGAAACCACGTCTGCTCTAAACCTTTGTTGAAATCCCATCGGGCTTCTTCCGGAACTCCTAATCTGTAATCATAATCACTTGGTAAAATCGTATTTGGGTCATCAACATTCACAGCCGAAACAAATGCGATATAGGGTCGATTATTTGGATTATCCACATTAAAAATATTACCATCAGCCGTATTCCATATCGGGATCGCAGCGATATTGAACTCCCGAGCCATTTCAATTAAATCCTCGTAGGTCAGTTGGTCATGAATAAAGTATTCTTTTGTAGAATTATTTTTTAACATTTCAGGAACACCTGAATTGGCATCGGAAGTATCGGGAAGATTAAAATTGCCATCGTAATTCTCTGCCTGTGTTAATTCATTTAATAACTGGCTATAATCCACACCATCGGCAGGTTTGGCTACTCCATCAACATTCATAGTCAAAAACTCCTCTCGCCAATAACTCTGAACGTAGAGTCCCTCTAACTGAATCCCGCTGTTAGGTGAGCCGTCTCGTTGCTGACCGAAGCAAGGGAACTTGTCTGTAATGACTGGTGCGTCAATTGAAGGTGAGAATTGAAGTGTATTAATTAGCCAATTATTAGAGTTTTGGTCATAATTAGCCCGACTGCCAAAATAATTCAAACTACCATCTACATTATTTCGTAAGTCTTTATGATAAGATGTCTGATCGTCATATTGATTAAAATCCAAGAAGACTCCTGAATATTGTTGATAATCGGCACTACCGAAATCTTCTTGTTTTGTAAATCCGTTTAAATATCTTTCATTCGCTCTGAATCCATTTGCTAATGTCTCGATAGTGTCTTGATCCCACAACATATTTGTTAAGATTAATTTCCCCCTATCGAACTTACAAAAAGCATTACTCGGTGCGGTCGGGAGGTTATTTAAACAACACACACGATTTCCTAACTGGCCTACCTCTTGATTGCCAAAGGGAGTTGTTATTGATGTTTGATTGATTCCAGTATTTATAAAGTTTTTTTCATCGCTATTATTTGCTCCATAAAATCCATTCCTGAATATTTGTAATCCTTGAAAGCGTTCGGGTGCGGCGTAGGCTATGCTGCTGTAATATGACCGCCTCGCCATCGCTTCCTGTAAAGCCGCAGGTGGATTGGGACTTGGTGGCGGTGCGATGTCAGGGTCAGGTTTGTAGAACTCATAAGAAGTAGCAAAGTTTTCATTTTGTTTGTTTGCTTGTGGATTACCATTCGCAGGGCAGGGCTGGTAAGTGGGTGTAGCCACAACCGCAGGAAGAGAAGCCTGAATGCCACCATAATTATTATAATCATGAGTCTTAACTGAATATGAGTTGAAACTCGAAAAAGGCAAATCCGTTGTTGATTCAACCTGCGTAGGTTCATGGAGAATATCAGTTAGCAACTTGGCTACGTTATCAGGAGTGTTATATCCTTCGGGGACTTCAAGTATAACCCTGTTCTTTCGTAGATTGGCTACGCTTGATAATCCTACATGATCGTTGCTGCCGCTCCAATTCACAAAGTCCATGCCAGTATAATCGGGAGTTAAGAAGTAATATCTCGTATTGTCAGGTGGCTCAAAGTTCTTCATGAAAGCATTTGGATTGATTCGGGCTTTTATCTCTAATGTTGCGTCGGCTACTGCTGGTGATGGACTGGCTGGGGTAGTTCTTGGATTATTCAATATATTTCCAGCACGATCTACTTCAATATCGAATGTGTAAGTCGCTGGTGTGTCGCTAAACATATCCCTCTCTGCTCCCGTATTAGAAAATGAACCGATATTCACGCCCTCGCTAATAAACTTATATTCATCAATAATCCCTACGTCGCCCTGTGCTGCGGATTTGGTGGAAATTACTTGAATGATGATGTCATTACCAGTTGAAAAAGGCACATTTCCGGGAGGGCTTGGTGTTCCGTCAGGCTTCGCCAAATAATATTTCCCAGCCTCATAATAATTGCCCTCGTTAGTAATCTTGTAATCTGTTGTTATATCCTTGAATGGTGAGACTCTCTGATATTCATCTTGGGTTGGAATGGCTATTCCTTGCGGAAATCCTCCAATATCTCTTTGTAAAGTGTTAGCAAAAGTAGTGTAGGTTGCTGC